TAGATGGTTTCCAAGGTGAAGGTGACTTCCTAAGTAAGTTTGGTGTAGAGATTAGAGATCAAATTACATTCTCTATTTCACGTCGTACATTTGCAGAGACTGTAGAATCAGAACAAAGTATTACAAGACCTAGAGAAGGAGATTTAATTTATCTACCTCTTAATGCTAAAACATTTAAAATAACATTTGTAGAACATGAACCAACATTTTATCAAATGGGTTCATTACAATTTTATGACGTTACCTGTGAACTTTGGGAATATGCTGGAGAAAGAATCAACACTGGCTTTAGTGCAGTAGACAATATAGAAACAACATTTAGTACTGATATATACTTGGACGTAATGTTGACACTAGAAGATAATTTAACTCCTATCTTTGATGAAGACAATGACAGAATATTAATGGAGGCTGAAGATAGATCAGATGCAAGTGCAAATACATCATTGGATTATGATACAATAACTGATGCTGATAATGTACAAATTGAAACAGATGCAGATGCAATCATAGACTTTAGTGATTCAGATCCATTTAGTGAGGGCGGGAACTTAATGTTAGGACATACATATTATCATCAACACTTACGTAAGTATGTAATTGTGTTTGGAACATTGTTTAATGATCTTATCGTTCAAAGAAAAGATAACGCTGGTAACATTGTACAAGATATAAAAACACCATTAGCTTATGGTCCAAGAGAAAAAGCCTTAGCTAGATTACAACAAGATCCTGATCTAAACAGAAAGGTAGCTATAACATTACCACGTATGACATTTGAAATGACATCATTCTCATATGCTCCTGAAAGAAAATTAAATAAAATTCATAGAAATGTATCAGCCCTTTCAGATGATAAGAAAAAATTATATGCTGCATATAGTCCTGTACCATATGATATAGGTTTTGAATTAAACATTATGACAAAGTTTGCTGAAGACTCTACACAATTATTAGAACAAATATTACCATTCTTTACACCAGAGTGGTCTGTGACCATGACCTTAATTCCAGAGATGGGATGGAAGCAAGACATACCAGTAGTACTTAATAGTGTAAGTACATCAGATACTTATGAAGCTGATTTTGAAACAAGAAGAGCATTAATACACACATTAAATTTTACAATGAAAGGTTACTTCTGGGGACCACTTAGAAAAACTGGTATTATTAAGACTGCTAATGTTATGACACACGTGGATACATCTACTGTTTATGCAAATGCACATTCAGCTAATACAGTAGTTGCAAATGTTAATGTGACAGACAGCTCTCAACCAGGATACTATATACATAGTAGAACAACAACCACGCCAGGTTTATTGGCAAATGGAAGTCCAACATCTAACGCATCTGTAACAGTTGGCATAGATCTTATAGATGAAGATGATGATTATGGATACATACATAATTTTGAGGAATGGTTTAGTGCAAACACAAGTGCTTAAAAAAGATAAAATAGCAGACTCTTTAGATTTAACTCCTATTGTACAAGAGAAGAAAGAGGCCACAGTTGTTGTGCCACCTAAAGAAGATCAAACACAAAGAGATTTAGAGTACTCCAGAGAGAATTTATACCATTTAGTTGAAAAAGGTAGAGATGCTTTAGAAGGTATATTAGACTTAGCACAGCAAAGTCAATCACCTAGAGCATATGAAGTTGCTGGCCAGTTAATTAAGGCAGTAACAGATACTAATAGAGATTTAATTGATCTACAAAAGAAAGCCAAAGATTTATTTGATGATAAAATAGATCCTAAAACAATTAATAATAATTTATTTGTAGGTAATACTTCTGAATTAACTAAACTATTAGGTGGTAGTGCAAGAGATGTTCCATCAGGAAAGAGTAAGTTATGATAGATAAAGCATCACTGGATCTTACATTATACCTGGTACCATGGATAACTTTATTAATATCACTTATAGCTACATTGTGGTTAAAAGAATGGGTGACATCTTTAGTTAAAGGTATGAAGTTTAGAATGAATAAAGCATTTAATGAAAGTGATCATGTAATATTAGATGGTAAGCCTGCTGTTATAGTTAAAGTAGGAATAACAGAAACTGTTTTTGGGGTATACTCTGATGCAGGATATACTTGGAGATATGTTCCTAACACTAAAATAGAAAATTTAAAATTAGAAAAAATTATCAATCGTGAACTACATCTTGATTCGCCTTTAGAAAAAGCTAGAAAATTACAAGCGTTAATTGATGTTGGTCAAGATGATAGAATAAAAGAAAATGCCAAAGCAATAGAAAAGTTAAGTAAATGAGTGACACTTCTGAAAGAGTAATAAGCATAGTAATGGAACATTTAGGTTTGGAAAAAGATAAGGTTACTGAGAATTCTAGTTTTATAGATGACTTAGGAGCAGATAGTTTAGATACTGTTGAGCTTGTTATGGCATTTGAAGAAGAGTTCAGTATAGAAATTCCAGATGATGATGCAGTAATTATTAATACTGTTAAAGATGCTGTAAGTTTTATAGAGAGTCAAAATTCTTAATTTAAATTTACTAGGAGATTTTTTATATGAGAACGGATGAAGAAATATCAGTAGATATAGAAGGTATTATAATAGAAAAGATACAACCATCTGTAGCACAACATGGTGGTGTTGTATCATTGCAATCGTACAGTGATGGCGTTGCAACAATGTTTATGAGGGGAGCATGCAGTGGATGTGCATCTTCTATGCAAACTCTTAAAATGGGTATAGAAAATATGTTATCACATTATGTACCTGAAGTAAAGTCTGTAGAAGGAGTTGATGATCAGCACTCTGAAGTTGCACCTTATTATCAAAGTTAGGAATCAAATAAAAAATGTATGAATATAGTGTAAATATAGTAAAGGTAGTGGATGGTGACACCGTTGATGTTGACATTGATCTAGGTTTTGGTGTATGGTTAAAGAATGAAAGAGTAAGACTATATGGAATTGACACTCCAGAAAGTCGTACCAGAGATCTTGAAGAAAAGAAATTTGGCTTAGCTGCTAAAGCAAGACTAAAAGAATTATTAAAACATGATGTATATCTTCGTACCATGGTTGGTAGAGGTGGAGAAGATATGAAGGGGAAGTTTGGTAGAATACTTGGCGACTTTGTAGCACAGTATGAAACTAAAGAGGACAAACATAATTGGCATCCCCAACCAGAAAGAACTGCATGTGAAATATTAATGTTAGAAGGTCACGCTGTAGCGTATCATGGTCAAAGTAAAGATGACATTCAAGCAGGTCATCTAAAAAATAGACAAAAATTATTGGATGAAGGTATTGTTACGTAAAGACGAAATATATCTTGGTAACCCTAGACTAAAAAAAGCTAATGTAAAAATTGAATATACAGAAGAGCAGATCAAAGAACTTGCGAAATGCTCTAAAGATATTCTATACTTTTGCAATCAGTATATGAAGATAGTCAATGTGGATGAAGGTTTAATTAACTTTAACACGTTTGATTTCCAAGACAAAATAATTAAAAGTGTACAAGGTAATCGTTTTACTATATGTAAGATGCCTAGACAATCTGGTAAAACAACTGTTATGACAGCTCTTATATTACACTTTGCTTTATTCAATGATTCATTTAATGTAGCTGTGTTAGCTAATAAGGCTGCAACTGCTAGAGAAATTTTACATAGAATACAATTAGGTTTTGAATACTTACCACATTGGATGCAACAAGGTATAGTAGAATGGAACAAAGGTAATGTAGAACTAGAGAATGGTTCTAAGATATTAGCTGGTGCAACATCATCAGGTTCTGTTCGTGGTGGTTCTTTTAACTTAATATACTTAGATGAGTTTGCATTCGTACCAGCACATCAACAAGAAGAGTTCTTTGCATCAACCTATCCTACAATATCATCTGGTAATACAACAAGAGTTATGATAACATCTACTCCTAGGGGTATGAATCTTTTCTATAAGATATGGACGGATGCTATTGAATCGAGAAATGAATATGAAGCTATTGAAGTTCATTGGTCTGATGTTCCAGGTAGAGATGAAGTATGGAAGAAACAAACAATAGAGAATACAAGTGCAGAACAATTCAGAGTTGAGTTTGAATGTGAGTTCTTAGGTTCATCTAATACACTTATACATCCTACTAAGTTAGGACAGTTAGTCTTTCATGAACCAATATCTAAATCAGAACAAATGAAAATATTTAGAGAGCCAGAA